AGATTGGTGCTGCAACTGAGCCGAGCAGGATTGCATATTCAGGCTTTACATCTGCCACCAATGCAAGCAAAACTGTGACTGTAGCAACGCCTACTGAGCGCAAGTAAGATTTGAATTCTTCTTTGAATTTGTTTGATACTTTGATTTCCATTTATTTACCCTTCAATCCTGCTATCAACGCTGCAGCTTTTGCAGGTGTTACATCAATTTCAATGTGCATCCAGTCAGGCTTGGCCGTTTTGTAAGTGCCACCTGATCGAAGGCCGTACTTCTTGCAAATTTCAAGTATAGCGATTTGCTGCTCTTTTGTTAGGTTTCCATCTTTATCACCTTGAGGATGACGGCTTGGCCAAATATCAACCGCAGTGCCGCTGGCGTGGTTTGAAAGGGTGCCACTGGCACCGCGTACATCACGGAAGGCATACCCCTGCACTTCACCTGGTTCTAACTTTTCAACTCTTTTGTGCCACTCTTTGCAAGCTGCAATAAGTAACGGTGCCACCGCCGATGCGCAGCGCAGGCGAACTGGCCTGATGCCTGCAACAACTGTGAAAATGCCAATGCCGATTTCAGATTGAACTGGACTTGCTGGCCATCCGTTGCTTGACTTCATTGTTCCCCCCTTGTGGGATTATTTGCTTTTTACCAACTCTAGGACTAGCTCCATTTGTGTTTCCAGTCTGTTAATGGAATCGCGCATTGAACTGCCACCGTTGGGCTTGAGTTCGTTGAGGTAATGCTTTACAAGCCAGCGAACTGAACCTGCAAATGCCGAAACAATTGCGATCATAGAAACAATTAAGCCTGCCCAGTTTGCTGGTGTCATTTGCGCGGTTCTCCGTTATGAGTTAAGTGATTAGATTTCTTCAGGTGTTGGTTGGTCAGCAAGTGCTTCTTTTTGGATTGTTTCGTAAGTTGCCAATTCCTCAGCGTTCATCTCACGCACAATTTCTTCACCAGTTGAGCAATCAACAATGATTATTTTTGGCATTAGTTACTCCCAAATACTGTAATTGTTCCTGAAGCAAATGAATTGCTTGAAAGAGAAAAGTCTATGCGATCAACAGTTGCGGTGTTATTCCAGATAGCCCAAGCATCAACATATGAATTAGTGGCTATTGTAGAACTTGCCATTGAGTAACGAATACTCTTTGGTGTGGATTGATTTGAAAAATCAATAACAATCTCTGAGGTAAAACCATAGTAACTTGTATTAAAAGTTGTACCAGCATTAATATTTATGCTTGAAGAATTGTTAATTCCGACATTTTGATAAAGACTTGATGCCTGGTTGTAAAATGGAAGGGCATAGGAATAGTTTGATGCTGTGTTATTAAGTGTCATAGACAAAGTAGGATTGCCAGTATTGACACCAACATTTGACATAACCACTCTGTATTGTTTGTAAGATGAGAGAGATGTAAAACTTACTGTTGCTCCTGAAGTTGGAGATGATGTAGCCAGTTGTACCCAAGAGGTTATTGGTGCGCCATTGGTCGCTGGAATTGTTGAAGCACCCATTACGCGATCTCCATCCCTGAGATGTGGAAGTTAACCGCAGCGTTAGATGCTCCACCCTTGATGGTCTTTGTTGTTGCTAAGACTTGCTTGAGGTCGATGTAAATAGTTGAGTTGCCAGCAATGGCAGTTGCAGTGTGCATATCAACCGAATCAAGGCTAAGTGTAAAGGTATAACCTGTGGCAGATGTATTAGTTACTGCAATATTGGTAATAATTGCAGTGGTACTTGCTGGCACCGTGTAAAGAGTTGTTGTTGTTGTTGTGGTAGCAGCTCCACGAAAGAGTGCCTTTGCCGTATTTGCCATTTAGTATGCTCCCATAGTTTGTGCAATGAAGTTATCTTGAACTGTTGAATCTGCAGATGAACCAAGAGTGCGAATAGCACTGGCACCATTTTTTACAAGGGCCGTGTCATCGGGCGTTGGCCAGTTATAGTTCGTGGTTGTTGCCATTTAATTGCTCCTAGTCATAAGTTGCCCAAGTAAGGGTAGCCCCTACCGCGTTCCATTGCAGGGTTGCCAATGTGTCAATCCAGCGGGATGGGCGATAAGAGTAAGTTTTATCCGTACTGCGAATTGTAATCTTAGCCATTACTGAATCAAATGAGATGTTCCAGCCTTCAACAAAGCCTTCATAGGCGGTGTCGGTGATGGAAACTGGCAGGCCAGTAATTGAGATTGGCATACCAAAATACATATTAAGCATCTTGTTCAAAGTCGTATTGTTGATGCTTGGATTGTCTAGGCGCACATCAAAAGATGAAATTGAAGTTTTTGGGTAGGAACGCATCCCAAGATAAACGCCAGCAAGGGTTGCTGCATCTGCCAAAGTTGCGATTTCGGTGCCATAGGTGCCGCCAATGGTGCCGTAAGTGGCAATGGATGAGGTGTTGCTTTGGCCTGTATAAGAGGAACCGTTATAGCCAATGTTGATGAGGTTAATTACATCTGAAAGATTGCGTTGGGATTGGATGTTGTTCACGCTGATAAAGGCAGGGTCAATGGCAAAGTAACCATTTGTGTCAGCATCTATATTTCTGCGCTGCTCGCTGGCATAACCGATTGTGTTAACTGTTGTTTCATACACCGCACCTGTTGCCATCGCTGCATAATTGTTCACAAGCGTTAGTGCATCGTTGGGGTTAACTGGCCGTTCCATCAAGGTGTAAATGCCTGAATCAATCACATCAATGTTGGCATCAGCTTCAATCAAAATGCGTTCAATTCGTGCTGATTCTGTCTCTGATGGGTAAATAGTCGTTCCCGCAGGTGATCGTGAAAGGTTCGCAAATGGGCCAACTGAGGTAACAGTAACGGTGGCAACATCTGTTGAGGCGGTTGCAACCCGCATTGAACCTGCAACTTGGCTAACGGTGCCTGTAAAAATGGTTATGTTGGCAGTATTGGTTGCATTTTGAATTGTGATAACTACTGGGTCATTGATATCAATGGGAAAGCCTGTGTCGTTTATATCAATCAGGCGCACTGTTGCAACTGATGCTCGTTGTTGATCCCACACATTGTTTCGGCCAAAATCAACGCTAAGCGCACCGATTGCATCGTTGGTGTAGGCAACACCGTCAATGGTTACGCTTGCAACAATGTTCCAGGTCATAGCAGGGTCACGGCTCGGCTGACACCAATGCCCTGAAAGCCGCCTCTGATGTTGGTGCTGCTATTGATTGCATCAACTACTGCATCGCCAGCCTTTGTTGGGTCAACGGTTGAGATGTTGAAATTGTTAACAACTGTTGTATTGCTTCCGCCACCGTAACCACCGCTGCCTGAGTATGCCATATCTGAACCTGGGAAACCTGAAGATGCGTAATCGCCAGCTCTTGATGAACCACCCATAACGCCACCAGTTCCAGGTATGACAGGAACAAAACCGCCTCTTTCCAAAATGGTGTTTGTTTCTTCAGGTGTAAGAGGTAATGGTGGCAATTTTGGAGTGCTTGAAAGAATTGAGGCATAGTAAGCATCAACTGCTGCCTTTGCGGTAATCCAGCCACTTGCAGCAGATAACCCTGGTGCATCAAGTCCAGGGAAATCTGTTTGTGAAATTCCAGTAACTTTGCTGATGTAGGCAACTACCTGATCGCGTGGGATTCCCCAAGCCTTTGCAAGATTGTCAATTTCTTCGGTTGTGATCTTGCCATCTTTGATAACCTTGAGAATGTCGGCATAACGCTGGGCATTTTCATTTGCTTTCATTTGCTTTTCAATAAAGGCAAGATATGAGGCATCAACGGCCTGAATTGCAAGGTTTTGTTGCTTGATCAGATTTAGGCGTGCAGCTTCGAGTTGAATTGGGTCAGTCTCATTTGTTGCCTTAACGCCGAACTCATCTTGCAATTGCTTTTGAACTTTGAGTGAAAGCAACTGTTCGGCAGTAAGTTTTTTAACGGCACCAGCATTATCAAATGTAAATTTTGTGTTTGTAGCAACAACTTTGTTTAACCCTGTCATTTGCTTGCCAGTAGTCATTGAAATATTGCCCATACCCTTGAAGGATTTTGTGGCTTTATTTGCATTTTTAGAAGAAGCGGCTAAAGAAACACCAATAGCACCAGCGGTAACTGCAAATGCTCCAAGAGCTGCAGCGGCGGCTCCTGCTGAAAATCCACCAGTCAATAATGCGGTAGCAATACCCGCTGAACCTGCTGCTGCGGTAAATGCAGTAAGGGTTGGAATAAGCAAAGCAATGGCAGTTGCAAAAGCATAAACTTTTGAAGCAACAAAGATACCCGCAATGAGTGCGCCAAAGACTTTTATTGTGGTCATATTGCGTGAAATGAAATCTACAAAGCCAAAGATTGCCTTGCCAAAAGCAATTGCGTTTTCAGCCGCAGTTTTTAAGCCACTTGCCAATTGATCTTTGTTTAAGTCAACCCACGATTGAATTACTGGCAAAACATCTGTGATGATGTAGTTAGCAAATTCTTTAATGACTGGAAGAAGTGCGTAACCAACTTGATCTGCAATTTGATTAAAAGCCAATTGAAGTTTCATCAAGCCAAACTCTAAAGTTTCGGCACGCTTTTCTGCCTGACCTTCAAATGTTGCGCTTAGTGCTGCCAAAATTGCGTTTAAGTCTTTTGCCTTTACGGCGTTTGCATCAAGTGGAACACCCAAACGAGTCAGTGCGCCAACATTGCCCCCAACGGCCTTTGCAAGAGCTAGTGAAACGGCTCCCAAATCCTTTGTTGTGCCTGCCGAAATATCTAAGGCAAGGTTTTGCAATTGTTGCGCTGAAGTCACATCTTTAGTTGCCTGTGTAAGAATTTGCAGAGAAGGAATCAACTGGTTATTGTCAACGCCAACAAGTAATTCTAATTTGTCAAGGTAAGTAACCGTTGCTGCAATGGCCTCATCGGTGGCACCTGTTGTGTTGCGCAAGGCAGTAGCAAGGGCGATCTGTTGTTTCTGATCTTCCATTGCGCCCTTGACGGCATCAACGCCAATTTTAACTGCAAAAGCCGCTGATGCTGCCGCCGCCAACCCAAACGCTTTTGTTGCTTTTCTAGCAAAGGCATCAAAGTTTTTGCCCAGTTTGTTAATGTCTTTTGCTGCAGCCTTTGAGCCTTTGTCAGAATACTGCGTGAGGATGCGAGCAACAATTGAACCAACTGCCATTTGTTAATCTCGCTCTCTGTTTAAGTGTCTCTGTAATTCAGCTTTAGCATCATCTAGTGCCTTTGCAACATTTGCTTGGATTTTGTCTTTGTCTTTATCAACTACGCGCCAAACAACGCGAGATGCAGCACCAAATCTATTGCCAAGAGTGCGCAGGAATTGTGCGCTTGAACCGCCACCTGAACCTGGCTTAGTTTTTCGGCCTGCAACTTCAAAGATTGAACCTGCTGCAGACTTGTTCAGCAAAGCACCCGCACTGGTTGTGTAATCACCCTTGCGAACCTTGCCTTGCGCTTTTGTCTTGGTGATCTTGCTGCGAATTTCCCCAGCGTTCCATCCAGGCCAGCCTGCACCACCGCGAGTGCGGCCTTTGGCAGCATCTGCCTTACGCCAGCCACTCATCGGTGGTTCTTCATCAATCAATCCTTTTGCATCACGCTCTGCGCCAGCAAGTTCGGTATTGATCACTTTGTTAAAGCGCTTTACGACATCTTTATCAAATTCTTTCAAGGCATCAAGAGTTTCCTTAATGCCACTGAGAACGATAACTTCTTGAGCCATTTATTTACTCCGCGCTTTGTTTCGTTCTTTCAGGAATATAATCATTGCTTCCAAGATGCCATCAGGGGCATCCATCAAATCAATGGGTGAAATCCCCGTCTCCACCGAAATAGCCGCCAAAGAATAAGTTAGGCTATCTCGGTGGATTCGAAAGAATCGTTTGCCACCAGTTCGACTGAAATCAAATCATCTAAGAAGTCAGGGCCAAAGGGTTTTACTACCTTGCCATTGGCTTTGAGAATTTCGTGGCCTAGAAAATAGATATGCTCTAGTTTTTGTTCTTCGCCCAATAGCTTTGCAAAACCCTTGCCGTACTTTTGCTCAAAAGCAACGATGATTCTAGGCGTTAGTGAATATGTGCCTTCGAAGCCATCTTTGGTTTTGACTTTGACTGATAATCCATCCATTTTGTTCCCCCTAAGTTAGTTATGAAGTTGCTTTTGTGATTGTACCCGAAATTGGGAATGTTGTGCTTACTGTTGCAAGTTCACCAACGCCACCTGAAAGTGGTTGCCACTCTGAAATGAGCGCTGAGAATGAGTAACTTGGATTTGTTGGGCCAACTGTTGTTGCATTTGGCTTCACAACTACTGTTACTGCAGTTCCCAGTAGTGGGTAAATTGTTGCTTCGAGTGCGCTTGTTGCGTAATCCTGCGCCCATTCGAAGGAAACTGAATTGTCTTGCAAGCCTGCAATGCGCTTCTTTGCGGTATCGCCAAAACCTGTAGTTTCAACAATATCAAAAGTAGTGTTCAGCGCAACGCTTGTGCAATATGAGCTGAGGTCGGTTGTTCCAAATACGACTGAAACATTAGTTAATACGATGCGTGGCATATTATGAAGTGGCCTTTGTGATAGCACCTGAGATTGGCCAGGTGACGGATGCGGTTGCTAACTCTCCAACGCCGCCTGAAAGTGGTTGCCATTCAGAAACCAATGCAGTGAAGGTGTATGAAGGTGATGTAGCACTTGTTGTTGATGTAGGTGAAACAACAACTGTTGTTGTCTGACCCAGCAAAGGATAAATTGTTGCTTCAACAAGTGAAGTTCCATAATCCTGAGCAAATTCAAGTGTGACTGAATTATCCTGCAATCCAGCAACGCGAGTCTTTGCAGCCGTTGATGAAAAACCTGTTGTCTCAACAACATCAGTTGTTGTGTTGAGTGTTACGCTTGTGCCAAATGTGCTTAGGTTGACACCATTAACTGTGATTTTGGCATCTGTTAATACGATACGGGCCATTTATTTTGCTTCCTCTACTGTTGCTGGTTTGATTGGTGCATTGCTCTTGAGGTGATCGCCAGCAACAAGTGCATCGGCATTTAACCCAAGTTCAAGCAATTCTTTTTCGGTGATTGCCTCACCCTTTTTCTTTGCCTCAAAATTATCTGAGGTGACTGTGTAGCTCATTTTTCTCCTTATCCCCAAATGGTTAGGCGGTAACGGTATGAAAGGAACTCAAGATCACCTGAGACATAAGTTCCCGCTTCGGCTGATGTAACGCGCAAGGTGTCGCAAGCGCCACCGAGAGTTCTATCTGATTCAATTGCTGCCTTGATTGAGTAATCCCCGCTGCCTGCAAGGTACTTATCAAGTTCGTTTTGGCCAGTACGCTCTGTAAAACGCTGAACCAAAACAACAACATCAAGGTTTGCCTGGTCTAAACCACGGGCGTTGTTCAAATCAAAGGTGAAATCCAACTGGCCAACGACTGCGGCAGGTGCCACGGCAGGTGATGGGATAAGGTCATAAACACGCATCCCTTGAATCGCCTGCAGGTTGGCTTTTAAGCCTTCTCTGACTTCGCTTGGCAACATTACTTAGCCAAGCCATTATTCTTGCGCAGTGGGCGCAACAGTGCCTCTACATCGGCATCTAATTTGGCTGCCAAGCGCACTGTTCCAATATCTGTTGAACCAGCAATTCCAAATGGTGATTGACGGCGCAGGAACAGGCGAGATGC